CAAAAATGAGAATATTTAAGTTTTGGAATGAAGCAGGTGACGAAAAAGAGAAAGAATCAATGAGTTTGAAAAAGGCAGTTATGTCAGTTCAAGGTGATTTTAAAGATGATGTTATAGGAGTTGAGTTTATTAGTAAAAAAGGCAAAAAAATAGAAACTTCTATAAGAATACCAATAGGAAGAAAAATAAGACAATCGTTAATAGTAGAAAAACGAAGAGCAGCGTTAAAAGCAAAAAGAGAAGCAGATAGAAGAAGTGCATAATGCCAGCAGTTAGTAGAAAAGGAGATAGTTTAAGTACAGGACACATATGTGCTGGAACAACTATACTAGATACACCAGGACAATCAACGGTTAGAGCAAATAGTATATTAATTGCTAGACAAACTGATCCTACGGTATCACACCCTTTTCCACCATTACCACCTTGTGCGCCACACGTTGCAAAAGTTAACGTAGGAAGTACAACGGTTAGAGTGTGTGGTTTACCAATTGCAAGAGTAGGTGATAGTACAGACGCAGGACAAATGACTAAAGGTTCTTCTAATGTTTTCTCTGGTTAGAGTATAAATATAAGAGATATGCCAAACTACGATGCTAGTAATACTAATAACTCTAAAAGAGCAAATAGAATCTATAAAGATTTAGATTTAAACTTTGGTCGTAATAAAGTTACTAATGATGTAAATAAACTGACAGATGTAGAGGCAGTTAAACGAAGTGTTAGAAATTTAATTAACACAAATCATTATGAGAGACCTTTTCATCCTGAAATAGGAAGTGATGTTAGAGGAATGTTGTTTGAACCAATGACACCTCTTACTGCTCTTAATTTACAAAGAAAAGTTGCTGAAGTTTTAAATAATTTTGAACCAAGAATCAATTTACAACAGGTATTAGCAAGTCCTGACATTGATAGAAATAGTTATGAATTAAAAATTATGTTTTATGTTATTGGATCAAATGAACCAGTAGTAGTAGAAACATTTTTAGAAAGATTAAGATAAAATGGCAAGTAATAAGTTCGTAGTATCAGATTTAGATTTTGACGCAATAAAATCAAATTTAAAAGCATTCTTACAAGATCAACCAGAGTTTTCAGATTATAATTTTGAAGGATCAGGTTTTGCTGTTTTAATAGATACATTAGCATACAATACACACTATCTAGGTTTCAATGCTAATATGGTTGCAAATGAAATGTACCTAGACTCTGCTGATATTAGAAAAAATGTAGTTTCATTAGCAAAGATGTTAGGATATGTGCCATCATCTTGTAGATCACCTATTGCAAACGTAGATATAACTTTAAACAATGCTACAGGTTCATCGGTTACAATGGATAAAGGAACAACCTTTACATCAACAATAGATAATTTAACTTATCAGTTTGTAACTAACCAAGAAACAACAATCACACCTGCAGATGGTGTTTACAAATTTTCAAATGTAAATTTATATGAAGGTACTTTAGTTTCATTTAGATATACGGTTGATAGTACAGATGTTGACCAAAGATTTATTATACCAAGTGTAAATGCTGATACATCTACATTAAAAGTAATTGTACAAAACTCAGCAACTGATTCAACGCAAAATGTTTATACATTAGCGGCTGGTTTAAAAAGTTTAGATAATACATCAAAGGCATATTTTTTACAAGAAACAGATACAGGTAAATTTGAAATATATTTTGGCGATGATATATTAGGTAAAAAATTATCAGATGGTAACATTGTAATTTTAGAATACATAGTTACAAATAAAGATGAGGCAAACGGCGCTTCTGCTTTTAATGTTTCAAGTTCAGTAGGTGGTTTTTCAGACGTATCTATTGTAACTAATTCAAATGCTCAAGGTGGTTCTGATCCAGAAACAAAAGAATCAATTAGATTTAATGCACCTTTACAATATACATCACAAGACAGAGCAGTTACAACAACAGATTACGAAACTTTAGTAAGATCAATTTATCCTAATGCAACTTCTATAAGTGCTTGGGGTGGTGAAGATGACGAAACACCTGTTTACGGTGTTGTTAAGATTGCTGTAAAAGGTCAATCAGGTGTCCCTTTAACTAATGCAACAAAATTAGATATAGTTACAAAATTAAAACCTTATAATGTTGCTTCAGTAAGACCAGAAATAATTGATCCAATAACAACTTCAATTGTGTTAGTAGTCAATGCTAAGTTTGATAAAAAATCAACTGCTAAAACTTCAGACACATTAAGATCAGAAATTATAAGTGCAATAAATGATTATAATGATAATACATTAAAAGCGTTTGATGGTGTATTCAGACATTCAAAATTAACAGGTATAATAGATAATGTAGATAGTTCTATTTTATCTAATATTACAAACGTAAAAGTTAGAAAAGATTTTACACCTACTTTAAACTCATCTACAAAATACGATATATATTTTAGAAACGCAATTTACAATCCACATTCAGGACACGAATCAATTTTATCATCTACTGGATTTAAAGTATCTGGTAATAATAACGAAATGTTTTTAGATGATGATGGTATGGGAAATGTTAGAGTTTATTATCTAGTAAGTGGTATTAAAACCGTACATAATGCTACACAAGGTACAATTAATTACGGAACAGGACAAGTTACTCTTAATTCTTTAGATGTTTCTTCTATTTCAAATATTAGAGGTTCTGCTTCAAGTAAAATTGAGGTAACCGTTTCTCCTAGTTCAAATGACGTTGTTCCTGTAAGAGATCAAATTTTAGAAATAGATGTTTCTAATTCTATTGTAAATGTTACCGAGGATACTTTTGTAGGAGGATCATCCGAGGCAGGAGTAGGATACACAACTTCATCAAGTTACTAATGCAATGGCAAAATTTAATGAAAAAATTTCATCGCTTATTAGTAGTCAATTACCAGATTTTGTAGTTGACGATCACCCACAATTTGTTCAATTTTTAAAAACTTATTTTCAATTTATGGAATCTGCTATGTTGCAGGTTACAAGTATTGAATCAACAGACGGTGTAACTTTAGAAAATGAAACTGGTCTACAAGACAACTTATTATTAGACGGTTCAAAAATAACTTCAGAAAGAACACAATCAGACGCTGGTGATAAAATAATTTATGAAGATACTACATATGGTTCATTTACGGTTGGTGAAACTATAACAGGTCTTACATCAAAGGCAACTGCTAAAGTTATTGCTGAAGATTTAGCAAATGGTAAAATTTTCATAACAGCACAAGATAGATTTTCTTTAAATGAAATTATACAAGGTAATGATTCTGGTGCTGAGGCAGTAATTAATAACTATCGTCCTAATCCTGTAAACAATGTTCAACAACTTACAAACTTTAGAGATCCAGATAAAGTTATTTCAAACTTTTTATCAAACTTTAGAGATGAGTTTTTAAAAACAATACCTGAAACTTTAGCAAACGGAATAGATAAAAGAAGTCTAATTAAAAATATTAAATCATTGTACCGTATGAAAGGTACACAAAAAGGACACGAATTATTTTTTAGAATATTATTTAATCAAGTATCAGAAACATTTTATCCTAGATCACAAATGTTACGTGTATCTGATGGACAATGGGATACACAAAAAGTTTTAAGAGCAATTGCTTCAACAGGTAATACAACTAATTTAGTTGGTAGAACAATTACAGGAAAAACATCAGCGGCAACTGCTGTAATAGAAAGTATTAAGAAATTTATTATTGCAAATAGAGAAGTTTCTGAATTTATATTAAACATAAACTCAATGACTGGTACTTTTCAAATAGGAGAAGAAATAACTGGTACTGCTAGTGATACAGATGACTTTTTTATTAAGGCAACCGTTACAGGTATACCAGGTGCAAAAACAATTACTAATGATGGTAACTTATATTCTACTGGAGATTTTTTAGAAGTAACTGGTGGTGGTACTGGTGCTGATATTTCTATTAGTGATATAGGATCAGGACCTGTATCAGAAATTGTTGTTGACAATCCAGGATCAGGTTATTCTGTTGGTGATAAATTAGTTTTTGATAATTCAGGTACACAAGGAGTTAATGCAGAAGGATTTATTTCTGTTGTTAACGGTGGTATCTCTGGTGAATCAGGAACAAACGCTGAACATATTGTAATGGAAGATGAAACAGGTAGAGGAGATCAATACTTTGGAAATAAAATTGTTTTAGAACCTGAAACAAACTCAAACTTAAATGATATTACAGATATATTTTTAATTAATAAAGGTAGTGGTTATACAACTTTACCTAAAGTAACTATAACATCTTCAGGTACTAACGCAAATATTTTAGCACACGGTACTGATATTGGAAGAGTTATAGGATTAAAAACAAATGAATTAGGAGAAGGTTATCAAAACTCTCCAACACCTACAATTAAATTTAGAAATTGTTTATTACTTACAAACAAATCAGGTAACTTTAATGCCAATGATACTATTACAGGTGGCACTTCAGGTGCTGTTGGTAAACTTGCTTCTTATGACGCTGATACAAGTTTATTAAAAGTAAAAGATTTAAATAAAAATTTTGACTTAAACGAAACAATAACATCAACAAGTAGTGGATCAGCAACCGTAGCAAGATTAGATGTTGCTAGTGCTACGATAGACGTAGTTTCTGTTGCAGATACAGATGGTAAATTTTTAAATGAAGATGGTTATGTATCTGAGCAAACAATGAAAGTACAAGATAGTTTATACTATCAGGATTTTTCTTATGTATTAAAAGTAGGTCAATCTATTAATGATTGGCGAGACTCATTTAAAAAGACTATGCACACAGCAGGTTTTTATTTTACAGGACAAGTTGATTTACAAAATAGATTAAGTTTAAAAGTTAGGGCGCCAGTTGCTGGTATTGTATCAGGTG